TAACGATTCTAGCTCCATATCCATCTGTAGAAGCACCTGCTACTACGTCAAGAACACCACCAGAAGAAGTTATATTAGCTCCTCCACCAGTTAATTGAGATACCCAACCATCAGTTAGAGAAGTTCCAGAAGCTCTTAATAAACCAGTACAAGTTGTAGCTGAATTACCAACTAAGCTTAATAGTTCTCCAGTAGTAACCATAGTTCCTGCTGAAGTGATTAAAGCTCCTGTACCTGTTGTTAAAGATGCCATGTCTATAGATAGACCAATAGCTGTTGTTGTAGCTCCTGCCATTACAACTGAAATACCTTTAGCTGCTCCTGTTGTTGGACTAGCAATAGTAACTGAAAGACCAGTTGGAGTGCTTGTAGCATCACCAGCTGAAATCAATTCAAGAATTTCACCATCATGTGTAGCTGCGTTAGCATTAAGTTTAACTAAAGCACCTGTTGTAATAGATGTTGAGCTAATATCTGCTAAGTCTGCTGTTGTAATAGTGTTGTTAACTACTGTAATTGAGTTAGCGTTATCTGCGTCTGTAAGAGTTAATGAACCATCTGTGATGATAGCGTCTCCAACAGTCATAGTGAAATCACCAGCTGTTAAAGTTAAATCTCCTAAAGTCATTACGATAGCGCCTGCTGTAACTGTTAAGTCACCACTTGTAACTGTAATATCTCCTGCTGTTACTGTAATTGCATCTGTACCAGAAGCTACGCCTGCAATGGTTATTGCTCCAGCTTCTCCTATTGAGAATACATCAGTTGCTCCATCTGTTTGAACACACTTAATGAACATTCCACCTGCTAAAGCACTCTCATCTAATTGAAGTCTGATTAAGTCTCCAGTTGTTAGAGTATCTGAACTAAACACGAATGCTCCTTCGTCCTTAGTAGTACCATTACCAAAAGTAGTGATAGTATCATTTTGAACTAGGAATAAAGGTGCTGTATTAGATGTACTTGTAGCTGTAAATAATCCATCTGTTAATGTCATGTCATTTCCGAATACGATTGCTTCTGAACCATTAGTAGTAATAAAGTTTAAAATTGAAGTAGCTCCTGCTGAACCAATCTTCAATGCTGTAGCGTCATTATCTTCTAATGTCCATGTCATATCACCTGCTGTTGAGGTGATTGTTGAGGCTGCGCTAAATGTTATTCCTGTATTAGTAATAACACCCGCTTTAGTAATTCCCCAAGTAGCTCCTGTACCTGAAATGTCTGCTCCTGAACCTGCATTTGTAATCTGTAGACATACTCCTGAACCACCAGCTGCGTTAGTTATAGTTATAACATCTGTAGCTGTGGATCTATTTCCTGCAATAGTCCATGTAGCGTCTGGTGTAATTGTAAATGTATTATCTGCTGCGAATATTGTCTCCCATGTAGGAGTTCCGCCACTTCCTCCTGCACCTATAATTGATGTTCCTGTTTGATTCCAGAATACAAGTTGATCTGAATTATTAATGTAAAGACCATAACCAGTATCATCATTAGATAAAGGGTTAGAAGCGTAATTCTTATCAAATCTTAGAATACCTTGTCTAAGGTCAATGTTCTTTGGACTTGAGTAAGTCCTTCCTGCTTTAGTTGCCATATTATTTGAGAGAGACGTTGGTTGAATAGAATATTGCTTACGCTCACCCACTATTTGCCAACGTCTCTTTAATTAAATTAGTTGTCTATGTAGTTGCCTCGTCTCCTTCTGACCATACCCATGAACGAGTAACGTCATTGAATCCTTGAATAAAGATAGTGTGAGCGCTAAATTGCATCTCTCTTGTCTTTGTAACAATATTTACAGGGTCAACATTATTAGATTCACTTTCAATATGTTGGAATCCCATAGTATCTGACATAGCTTTTGAAGAATCAAACATTCCCCAAGCTGCGTCTTTTGTTAGATACTCTAAGTCAACAATTTGGAAAGGTCCCATTGCATTACCATCATTGTCATTACTTTCTGAAATCTTATTAGTTTTGATTGAACCTAATATTTCCATTGCTTTATGATGAACACTTGAACCTTTTTTACATACCAACATGTTTAATTTAGCGCTATCTGGGTTACCTCTAGGGTCAACCATTAGACTAGCTGTTCTGTCGGCTGCTTTATATCCTGCGTAATCAAAAGGTAAAGAATAAGTAGTTCCATCATAAACTACGTTGTTCATGTTAGTTCCACCATCTTCTCTTGTATGAGCAGTTGTCCAAGGCTCTAAAGCATCTCCACCTGTCAATGCAATAGTAGAATTACCTCCTACGCCTTGATGTGTATAAGATGGTGAAAAACCATTAGTTAGTCTTTCTGCTGCTAACTTTTCTTTCTTTCTATTTAAAGCACGAATAAGTTGTTCTCCAATAGCTGTTAGTTGTCTTTTCTTAAATCCAAATTTCCATGTCATGTGAGACATAGGGAACATAATATCTACTTGTTGCTGTTCGTAAGTTTGGTCAAAACCTTGGATAGCTACATCTTCTAGAATACTTGCGTTTTCTGAAGTGAACTCTGCTTCTTTAAGACCTGAGATTGAACTATCTTTCTCAAATAAATCTGTAGTTGTTCTAAAGTTATAATACTTTTTGTAATCTACAGGATTCTTTGCTTCCTTCTTTACTATAACTTGGATAGCTTTATCAGTCATGTCTTTAAATTGATTTAGTACTGCTGGACTCATATAATTAGTTATTTACAATATAATCTTAATTAAACTGTAAAATTAGTTAGTTTTTACGCTCTATCCATTCTTGAAATGAATTCAACAAGAATTTTCTTGTCTGATGCTGCTCCTACAGTTCCGACTTGCATAACATAAGCATTGTCAGATGTATCATCTGTACCTGTGTTATTTACTGTAGCTTTATCTGTTAACGCCATTCTTTGATATTTATGTGTTGCGTCTGAGTTATTAGTTGTATCTACTTCAAAAATATCTCCAACGTAAGGTTGGTCAATTAATACTGAAGTATCTGATGTAGTTTTAGTTTCAATAGCTACTCCTGCTAAATCTTCCCATGCTGTTGAAGATGTAGCTGCGATTACTACTTCATTTGCTCTATCGTATGTAAGTAAATCACCTGCTGTAACTGCCAGAGAGCTAATATCTCTTGATTTAGTACCTTTATCTACACCATTCTTTCTTGAAAATCCTGTCATATGTTTTGTAACAAAAAAAAGCCTACTAATAGGCTTATTTAGTTCTATTAGGTTTATAATTTAAAAATCGCTCTCATCAAAGCCTTTAAACATTCCTCCTGGTCCTATCATTGATTTTTGATCTGGAGTAAGGCTATTTTGATTTGATTTTGGCTGTGTTGCAGTTCCACCACCACCTGATATAGAAGCACTTTCAATCTTTTTGTTCTGAGCGTTTATTTTAAGCTGTCTCTTTTTATTATCTACAGAGCCATACATATCTTCCACGTCTCTATGAACTTTATTGAATATTACTTTTAATTGAGCTTTGGTTTTACCTTTAGCATTGTAATCAGTTTTAATGATTTCACTAAAAGCGTTCCATCTAAGATTATCTTCATCATTGTCTGGTAAGTACTCAGGATGATCACTGTTAAAGAAATCATCTAATAAAGAATTACTATCCTCAGCATAAGCGTCTTCCTTTTTTACATATCCTCCACTTTTAAGCTTTCTATCAATAATATTATCAATGTCTGATAATTCTTCTTGAGAGTATTTATCACTTAAAATGTCTTCCTTTGGTAGTTCTGTTTTCTTTTCATTACCAAAGTCAATTTGATTCTTGTCTCTTAGTTTCTTTCTTAACTTAGCTGTCTCTAATCTTAAAGCTCTCTCTCGTGGGGTTTCACCTTCCACAGGCTTGGGTTGTGAAGGTGTCTTTGGAGTTTCCTCCTCAACTTCTTCGTCATTAGAAGATTCTGACTCTAGAGTTTCCTCAACTTCTTCTTCCTCAACTTCTTCCTTGCTTTCTAGCTCTTCCTCTGATGGAACAACTACTTCTTCATTGTCTTCACTGTTATTATTAGAAAAATTTACGTTGATTGTCTCTTCATGTTTTACTTCTTTCATATGTTTTACGGCATTATTTTACTTGCTGTAGAGCAAGAATATGAATTAATTACTTATAACTAGGCGTATAAACGCCCAGATAAAATAATCTATTCTTTGATTAACCAGTCTAATCCATTCAGGTATTTAGCTTCTATCTTACAATCACTAAAATCAGCAATCTTTAGCTCAGGTATTTCAATCTCAATCTCTTGGTTGTTTAATTCTTGTACTTCTGCATTATAAGTTTCAATATTCTCAGCTTTAATCTTGTATTGTCCTTTCTTCTCACCTTCTTGTTCTTCGCCATGCTTTACGAATAATGATTGTACTTTTTCTGTATAAGTCTTTAGTTCAGGGTCAACTTTCTTAACGACTAAAGTGATTTGAAATGATTTTAGTATTGGTAAAGGTAAGTCTTGTATCTTTTTGATTCCTTCTACACTATCAGCTAATTGTTTTAGTGTTATTTTTATTTTTGCCATACTTTTAATAATTTGCTTTTTATATTTGTTAAACATTTAACTATTTTGTCTCTTCTACAGTTTTTTTTCATCTTCAGTATCTTCTAGTTTCTCTTCTACAGGCACTTCCTCTGCTGGTGCTACTTCTTCCTTAACTTCCTCTACAGGAGCTTCAGGAGCTACCTCAGGGGCTTCTACAGGGTTGTTAGCTTTGATAGCTTCTATTTTACCGCTAAAATACTCTACTACAGCTTCATAACTGTCAAAGTCTTTAACTAAGTTTACTTTATTGTCTTCTGTTATTGTTGTTTTAATTTCCAACATATTTTTGTTTTGCTAAATAGAAATCTATTGAGAACTATTTAGTTTTAATATTTTTATTATATCCTAGTTGCTTAGTTACTAATTCACACCATTTATTTATTCCTCCTTCAATGTCTTTTGCATCTAGTTGTATACTTCTTTCATCTTTATCTACGCTTACTTTTTGAGCTGAATTCATATTAGAGAACTTATCAGGAACATAAACCCAAAACTTTAGGTCTATTCCTAACTTACATCTAAAACCGTCATTCTCATCAAACCATTTCTCAAATACTCCCCTATAAGGGTCATCTATTGAGCTTGTTAACTGTATTTCTTCAGGGAAGTTAGATACATCTACTTCTTCTGAGACTTCACCTGCACGTTTAAGCTTTCCTCCTGCTTGACCTTCTAATAAGGTGAGGATTTTATTAGTATCTTCCTTTGCATCTTCACTATTCTTTCTAGTTTCGTCCATGAAACTATCAAGTTCTTTCTTTAAGCCTTTTAGACTTAGATTTTTTGTTTTTTCCATATGTTTTACACCTATATTTTACTTGCTGGAGAGCAATAATATTAAAAAACTATGCGTTTGAATAGCATAGTTCTATATTTTAACAAACCCCGCTAGAAATCTGTTTAGATATAGAATTCTACTATCCAAACTGTCTAGCGGGTAATATTTAATTTTAATTTATGATTTTACTGTCCTTATTATTATTTATATCAAACTGTCTCTTCTCTTCTACTGGTATTGGGTATTCATAAGGAAAGTTTACTAATTCACCTTTTCTTATGTCTTTATGAGCCTTTACTCTTAATATTCTCTTGATCATCTTCATCTTAGTAGTAGTGACTGGTATCAGTTGCGTCTGTTGTTCTTCATTACCGAAGAACATTAACATTGAGTATAAGTCCTCATTACTGATGATAACACTATTGTCTTTAATTGTAAACTTTATTTGCTTACAAGGTGTTACTTCTTTATTCCAGTTAACTTCTACTCCTAATCCATTCTTATTAGACTTTGCTGGGTCTGTTGTCATATTACTTGTATTGTTTAGCCTCTTTCTCTAATTCAGAAAAGAAGCGCTTTATATGAAATATTCCTCCCTCTCTCATAAAGCTATCTTTAGTGAAATCCCATTTATTATCTATTCTAACCTCTCCCATTCTTTTAGTAAGGAAATCATCTATAAACCAATCCATAGCTTGCCAAGAGTTATCACTCATTAAGTCCTGTAGTTGCTTTCTTTGGTTGTTTATTATTTGATTCATACTATCTACTTTGAACAGCGTTCTTATTTATATCACTAGCTACTTTTCTTAAGGGATTAGTAACAGCACTCTGTGGTTGTCCTCCTTGAGGTAATCCTGCTTGTTGTGGTTGACCTCCTCCTTTAAGCTTAGCCTCTTGCCTAGCCTTAATCTCATCTGGTGTAGTAAATAGTCCTCCTGATTCAGCTTCTTGCTGTTGTTTTTCAGCCTCTTGTTGCTTATTTTGTATACCTTGTTGTAATTCTTTAGCAAACTCAGGGTCTTCTCCTATCTTAACTACTTCATCAGTTAACCAATCTTTAGGTTTCTCATCTTGTATCTCAAGTATCTGTTTAAGCGGTTTATATAAAGTTTGTACCATTTGTATCATTCCTTGCATTAGTGACTGTCCTATCTGCATGATAGCTGGGAAAGTTACATTATATAACTCTAACTTACGTTGTCTTTCAAGTTCTGGTGAGGGTCTTAAAATAGACTGTACTTTAATGAATATCTTACCTTCCCATTTAAGATCAACTATATCAATATCTCTACCAACTATAAATGCTCTATCTTCTGGTGCTTCTACTAGATTATCTAACTGTCCTCCATCTCCTTCTTCACTCTCTCCTATCTTATCAAGTCCTAGGTTAAGTTCTGGAAAGAAGTCTGCTACAAGCTCACCTTCCTCATTATTATTAACTTGATTAGCTTTTCTTCCTAGCTCTGCCTCAAACTTAGCTAAATCCTCCGCCTCTAAAAACTTAACAACCTCAGGTCTTGAATATATCTGATTCATCCAAGATAATGAGATTTTAGCCTCATCTTCTAGTACAGTCGCTATATTCTTCAAAGAAGTGCCTAAACGCCTTAGAGAGGCATCCTTAGCCTCTAGGGTCTCTCCTAGTGTCTTACCTGCTAACTGACCTTCTAATGTTTTATTGACTCCACTATCTTCATCCATTTGTTCACTCTGCTTATCAATAGCGTCAAATCCTCTAGGGTCATAATTTATATTAACTTGATCAATACTGCTTCCTGGTAACATCTTAACGAGTTTAGCTGGACTAATTGTAAGATCATCATCACCAGGTTGTCCTGTATAGAATAACATAGGATATATAGCCATAACTAACTGATCAATGGTCATGTTCTTTAATCTGTCATATATAACCTTGTTTCCTTTAATGGTTTCATATAATCCAATACCGTAAGGACTTCTTGGGTCTCTAATACTCCACACAGTCTGCCAACAACTAAGTTTCTTCTCATCATTAGGCAATGGAGAAAAATGTAATACTACTTTATCTTTAGGGCTATAAATAGCGTATAAATCTTTGTTCTTACTCTCATAGAATCCTAATGTAATCAAATCGTCTCTCATTTCTTTAGAGCCATCAAAGTCTCCATCATCTCCATCATTATTCTCTTTAGTAGTAGTTCCAAATGTTATCTTTTCAGCATTCTTGAAATGGCCAAACTTTCTCATGAATGTATCTTTAGAGAAATCATCTTCAAAATACCAATCATCTGGCTTTCTTGTCATAGTAGCCATGTCATCAATCCAAGTTCTCCAAGGGTCTCTGTTCTCCCTATAAACATCATTAAACTCTACTATATTCTTTTTAACATATTTATTGTTCTCTTCATTATCAGGATCAAACTCATCTAATATCTCTACATCATAATCATCTTTACGTGGATATGTTCTACCAATAGCCCAACCATACTTAGCTAAATTGAATATGAATAGTTTTAATTCGTCTTTAGAATCTGCTATCTTCCAACTTCTCATCCACATAGCTTGTGCAATCTTAGTACCTGGCTTGTATTTCTCTAGCATAGCTTCAAATACAGCCTCAGGGTTTCTATCTACTAAAATTGATAGAGCTGTTTGTATCTTAACGAATAATGTAGGGTCTGATACATCACTTCTCCAAGTATCACCTTCTTTTTGGTCTATGTTAACAACACTAGAGCCTCTTAATCCTGTAAGTTCATCGCCTCTAGACCTTGAGCTATTAGAGTTAGCTCCATCTAATTGTTTGTTAAAATAAGTATTTGGTGCGTATTCTATATCAGCATTACGCATTATCTCTTCAAAGTCTCTATTATCTAGTATGTTACGCTTACTTTGTTTAAGTATTGGTAATCTCTTCTCTAAATAATCAGATACGTCTTTCTCTTTTCCTTCAGGATTATATGGTTCTTGGACCACTTCTTCCTCTTTTAAGTTTGTCGGCATATATTTAATTATATTTAATAATAGTTATTTTGACTTATACTGCTTCCTTTATTTCCATGTAATTGTTTTAATCTCTCTCTTATAGCCTCTCTACTTCCTTGTTTAGGCTCTGGCTTAGGTCTATCAAAGGCTTGTGGTGCATTACGTCTTACCTCAAATGCTATAGCATAAGCCATAACTTCATCATCATTCTTTCCTGACAATGCCTCTGGTCTACCTACTTTATTTCTAAAGAAGGTATTACACTCTCTTAAGAAATCTACGTTATTCCATATTTCTGTCTCTGTATTAAGCATCCTTTTAAGTTCTGATAGAATATGTGGTCTATTTGTTCCTGTTAGAAAGCCTACCTTACGCTTTACTGGTAACATAATGTCATCTAATTCCTCTCTAAAGTACATATTAGGGTATTGCATCCTCAGAAGCTCTGTATTAACCCATAAACCGTCTTTGTTGGCTTCTATAGCCATGTAAGCCTTATTATACCACATACCTAGAGCATACGCTATAATAGCCATTTCATCAGGTGGGAGTCTATCCTTGAACTTAGCTACTGTTTTACAACTCTCATTGTCAATAACTGTAAGTATACTATAATCTCCTCCTTCAATACCTTCTGCAACATCTCCTCCAATAACATAACTCTTATATTCCTCTGGTCTTTCCCACAACTTTATCTTTCCTATATCACTCTTAGTAAACATTGGATATTCATCAACCATACTAATATCTCCTGTATCTTTATGCTTCTCTGCCTTTATAATATACTCCTGTATCTTTCTAGCGTCAAAATAAACTGTACCTGTAGCAATAAATGCTTCCTCTGGTGTTGTGGGATATTCTTGATTAAGCATATCCCAATCTCTTTTAAGAGATAACCATTTAAGATAATAATATGTAATCTCTATTAGTGATAGTTTGTGTAGTTCTGAGTATTCTCTAAACCTTCCTCCTTCTTTCATTTCAGTAAATGGTATAACTCTAGTAACTTTAGCTATTTCTTCTTTATCCCATCTCCAATTATAGAAATGAGCCTTAAACTCACTATCATTTTGTGGCTCTCTTCCCCATGCTTCTGTGAATATATCATAGAAATGTCCTCCCATCCCTTCTGCTGTACTTTCAATATCAAACTCTCCATCTAATGGAACTGCTGGTATAGTACCAAGGATGATTTCATCTCCCTTTAGTGGAAATTTAGCGCATAACTTAGCAAACTCTGATATATGTACTTTATTAAGCGTTCCTGATCGTCCTGAATTAGAAACTGACATACCTGAAATAAATCCTCCTCCAAAATCAAACTTTAACTGTTTAGCTGAATTAGCGTCTACTTTATATAATCCTTTTAAGTTTTCTTTAAGATTATTCCAAGCATATTTTACTTTCTTATTGAATATGGTCTCAGCGTCCTTTTCTGTATGTGCTATGAATAATGCTTCAAAATTTCTTCTGAACAAGACATCATCTAACATTAGTATAATCTGTAGTGTAGTAAACCCTAACTGTCTACTCTTTAGTATTATATTTCTTAAAGCTTTATTCTTAACAAAGTGTTCTTGCGCACTATTCATCTTAAAGGTTATCCTCTTCTGATTCTTATCAACTATGGTATAGAGGTTATTTATCCTCCATATCTTGCTCGCTAGGTTCTTCATTATCATAGTTTTCTTCTAAACTAACTAATAATTGATTCATATCAACATGAACATTCACTTCATTAGTAGTAAACATTCCTTTTATCTTAGCTCCAAGCTCTAGTTCTGATTTCCTGTTCTTAGGTTTTGCTTTTATATCATCGACTAAAGATTTAAGAATTAAATTGTTAGTTAATCCACACTCTTCACATATTTCTTTGAAGCCTTTACTCTCTGTTAATTTTTTGGGTGTTTCAGATGTTATTTTTGTATATCCTGCTTTTAACATTGCCTTTGCTTTATTACCGCCATTAACCGCTAATTCAGCTACTGCTAGTCTTTGTTTCTGTGTTGGCATATTCTTTTTATTAGTTTCTTAATTCTATATATTAATCCCCTATCTTCCCATTCTTTTTTTCTTTGTTCGTATTTAGTCATTTAGTTTATGTTTATTTAATAATGGTACAGGGACAATGCTAGCTAACACATCATTCGGCATATAATACATTTTAAACTATATTATAACGAGTTATCCCCTATCATTAATAAACAAATAGTTTAAACTACTATCTTTTTAATCTTTTCTTGTTTACTAGAAACAATCCTTCCACACTTCTCACATTTTTCTTGAGTTATTGGAGGATATACTAATAATTGCACTCCAGTAACCCTTCCTCCACATTCTTTACATGTTTTTTCTATAATCATATATGTTCGATTATATATTTATTATTCATTTAGTTTATATTTAACTGCTTGCCATAAAGCGTCTAATAGTTCTTCTTCTTCAAATTCTGGTCCATTTAAACATACTATATATCCCGGTATATCATCATCAACGACACTTCCATTTTTAGATATGGTACACAAATCATCTCCTAAGAACACTATCATTCCAACTATATCCATATCTCCATACCAAATAGTTTCATCAGTGGTCTCAATAGTATAGTCAATTCCTCTATCATTAACTTCTAACCACTGTTCTTCTGTTATGTGTTGTTTCATACTAATCTTTATTTATATTTATCATCTATATGTTCTATGTTTTGTATATGCTCGTTGCATATAAGGATAGTATTAATGAAGCTCTTAACTATATTAGGGCTTACTAGCCATCTACTAGAGCCTCCGCTTTCATTATCATCATAGAAGGTTTTAAATATTTCTTCTTGTTCTTTAGTCATATTAATCTTTAAACAGAACTAATAACAAGTCTAACTATTAAAACTATTATTATCACACTTAAATAAAAACCAATACTTAACCATATTGGTGACACAACCCACCACCATGACCAGTCAATTACATGCCCTAATTTTAAACCAATAAATAGAATTGTTAATAAACCTAAAAATCCTACTCCACTTGTGTTGTTTGATTCATTCATATTATTTTTTTGCTAATACTTTCTTGATCATACTTATTCTACTAGGTTTAGATTTATAGCTCTTTCCTCCTCCACCTCCTCTTAATCCTTTAGTAGCTGTTTTTATTCTTTTAGATATTTTCTTAGTAGCTTTTCTTATAGTCTTTCTGTTAGCTGTAGATGTCTTGATTCCTTCCTTCTCTTGTTTCATTGATTTTACTTTGTTTGTCTTTGGCATATTATTCTTTAATTAAATGTATGTGGAAGTGATTATTCACACTTGTTTTATTTGTTCCATTCATTATAGCATTATCGTAGAACTTTAAAAGCTTTTCTATTGAAGGGTTTAATTCCTTCTCTTCTTCACTCATTAGCATTGATAATCTCTTACAAGGTCTTATAGGGTAGAGTATAGCATGTTCTTTTACTCCTTCGTAAGGATATTCATTAACTCTTAAAGCCCAATTCTTCCATTGTTCTATTATAAGGTGTCTTTTGTCGTTGTCAGTAAAGCAGTTATATCCCTTAGGTATTGACTTAAGATATTCTTGGTATTCTTTTTCTACTTCTTTATTTCTTATATACATATTATATCAATGTCTTTATATATTTATCTAGCTTTTTCTTCCAGTCTTTAAAGCCCATAAACTTAAGGGTCATTTCATTAAGCTTAATATCACATTCAGTACATATTCCTCTATATTGGTTATTATCAGCACATATCTGCCATTGTTGAGTAGAAGGTTTTTTACATCTTAGGCAAGGTACTCTTGATATTCCTATTTCTGTGTATGGTTTCTTTCTCATATTTATTTAGCGTAATATTTAAACTCTTTGTTCTCTTTTTTAAAATAATCCTCTATAGGAGTTTCTCTCTCCTTCTTCTTTTCTTTGTGTTCTTTCTTCTTTCTATACTTTAGTTTAGCCATATAAAAATAAAACACTCTTTAGGTATTCTTTTATCTAGTTTTATGATAAGTCTTTTTTCATAGTGTTGCGGGAGCTGGAGTCGAACCAACAATCTCCAGGTTATGAGCCTGACGGGATACCATTTCCCTATCTCGCTATTATTATATCTATAGTATAACACTTAAATATACTAGAGTCAACAAAACCCCCTAATTAAAGGAGGTCTTGCATATATAAACCACTATAAAAGTATGCCTTTAGTTCTCTCTTGCCCATGACGTTACTAAAGGTTAGTACTATTAATGTAGAATTATTTAATAAAGTTTATTTTCTTAATTTAATTCTCTTTATCCAGTAATCTAAAACTATAGATAGAGCTATAACTTCAATAAGCAATAAAAATATATCTGGTTTATCACTAAAGCTTATACTTCTTTTGTCTATTATAGATGCTGGAATAAGACACGTACTTCCCACATAGAATATCTGTTTTATATAAGATATAAAATTTTTCATAAAGTTTATAGTGGGGGTAAGTTTTATCTCACCCCCTGATTTTGTTTACTCTTCCACTTAATATAAGCAGAAATATGTTGTTGTTAGACTTCCCTTTACAGGTCTTGTTGAAAGTTTTTTCTTTCTTTTAACTTTTACCCGTTTAGGTTCTAGTCCACATTCAGGACAACCACCTTGAATGCCACAATCATCACATGTTTTACAGCTCATCATAAATCCAGTCTGTTTCAGTCTGGTCGCCATCTACAGTGTTATAACTGTCATCACCTGTTACTTCATCAGCTACTGGCTGTTCTTCAACATTTTCAAAGATAGGTACTTCATTTCCTTCTGTCATGATACTTAGTTTTAATCGTCACTTCTTACATAACGAATTAATAAAACAATTATTATGATAATTACTATTACTATTATTGCCTTCATGGCTTCTTATATTTAATGTACTATCCAATCTCTAAAAACTGATACTAAGGTTTCCTTACTAACATATCCTTCTCTAAAATTTTGGGCTAAATATTTAAGGTTTATAAATTCTTTGTCGTTGTCTATTTTATTTAAAACTTGTTCTATTATATTCATATATCTTATATTAATTATTCGTAAACTTAAAATTCTCTAAAGCTCTTTCTTCGACTATTCGACTAACGCTTTGTGAACTTTTATATCCGAGTAATCGTTGCGTTTCTCGAATACCGAAGCCACTATCTATTAAAATAAGTGCTGCGATCTTTTTCTTTTTTGTATCTAATGGATTAATAATCTCACCAGAACCTTTGCATATCGGACATTTCATATATTTAAAATTAATTATCTCAAAATATTTCTTTTTTAGCGATTAATGCTACTGGTGGTTGTGTTCCCTCAGACATGACATATAGCCAAACCTTACCAAAGATTAAGACTGACAACCTATCAAAAAATGACAATCTCCAACATGATACACACTGCTTACCATCACTATAAATTGTTAGTTCTTCACATTGTTCTTCTTCATTCCAGTTTTTAGGGGCTTTCAATATTTTGTTTGAATTTTTAAATTTTATTGGTTTCATATATTCAAATTAATTATAAGTTTAATGGGAGGGGGCATTTTGCCACCCCCCTTGTTAGTTAAGCTATTAATAATTGAGGGTTATCTAAAACATTCTCGTATAAAGTCTTTCCATTTTTCTGTATTGTATATGGTAAGAACACTTGTTGTAAGTCTACTTGTTCTATTTTTATTAGTGCCATTTGAACATCAACCCAGTTTCTCAAAATTCTCCAAGCAACCCTATATACATAATTGTCGTCTTTTGCTCTGTTATTTTTTTCATTTGCCAAAACTGCTTGAACATTTTTCCACTTCAAAGGAAGTTTAAACCCTACATTATTTCCATTAATTTCTATTTTAAAAGAAAGACTTGATATTCTTCCTGTTTCTTTTTCGTATTCTAATAATGAGCCAGTAGCACCAGCTTTTTGTAACATTTCCTGGATTTCGTTAACTGAACGATTGGCAGGTATTTTTGTTGTATAATTTTTTAAACTCATATAATTTTTAGTGGGTAGTCGGTTTTTCCAACTACCCTTGTTTTGTTTACTGCGACTATAAGTCGTCATATTTTCCGTTCCAAAAGTACGATTTAACCCAAGCCAATATTTCTGCTGGGGTAAGATTTCCAAATAAAGAGTGGTATTTCTGATGTAGTTTATAGTCAATACGAACTATATTGTCTTCATCATCTGTTCCAGCTCTCGAGCGACATAAAATATGATGTCGGTCAATCGTTGTTTTTCTGTTATTCTTAACCTTTTTCTTTGCCATCTTTAAACTCCTTCCTTTAAAAGTTCATATATTTTTAATTATATATCTTACTATTACCAACTATATAGAAGACGAGAAGAAACACTTCGTTAGAAACAACCCAGTCTGAACCAAATTGCCCCAACAAATATATTCCATACTTGTCGTCGCGTCCTCTATGCAGTTGGTAATACTTATTATATTTCGTGTAAAAAAGATATGTAAGCTTCGCTTATTTCATTGGCTGACTTTACTATTAGTTCCTCCATTCTTTCAATCTCTCTCTCATCGAACTCTCTATGGAAGCTTTTGATATTACCGGTAACTTGAACTTCTCTCTCGTTACTTCTCCAGAAGTCTTCAATCTCTGTAGTTCTCTCCTCTGTCTCAATCCAATCAAGATCACAGTACTCTGGTGTTTTTCCAAGGCTATGTTTTAGAGCTGTAGCGTAGAACAATAGTTGGCCATGTTTAATCACTTTAGCCTGCGTCCACGGTATTTTACCTGTTTTTTTCTCACGGAATACATTTTTAATCGGATCGTAATCATCGAGATAAGAGAGTATAGGGACTCCAAGAATATCAGTTCTGATTTCGTACTCCCTTACCTCGCAGACTATTAAATCTGGTAACAACTCTTTATATGTATCGTTCTCAATCATCTCAGCAATTCCCTTTCCAAATCTTAAATATTTTGTATCGAGTTTTTTACCTCTCTCAAAATATTCTCTGCGGAATCTAGCTTTGCTAGACATCCAACAATTCATTGCAGACCAAGACAGATAACTTTTCGGTAGTATTATTTTAGATGTCGTCTCCAAATGTTGCATGTTTTTGTTCTAATAAAGGGAATAA